AGCAGCAGGATTAACACCATCCGTAAGGCAAAGCTTTCTTACCTGCCAATTAAACTTAGTAAACCTTACTTTCTTAACACCTGTCATTGTAACACTGCCAGGAGTTGTAACAGCTACCCAAGCACTTGTAGCAGAGTTCCAACGATAAAAATAGTTAGTACCCGCTGAAGGTGCTCTACATGCAAAGATGCCATTGTTGACATCTTCAAATACACATACGCCTAATACTTTGCCTGTGCCAGTAACTGTACCGTAATTATTAGCAAAGCCACTAATGCGCCTATAACCGCCAGCAATAGAAGGTTCATAATTTATTAATTGTGTAGCAGATCCTGGATATAGTACAGGTTGAGCTAAAAGATCCCTGTTGGTGTTTAATCCACCTTCACAGTTAACCTTAAAGCCATTGATTCTGTCTGCCATTAGAATGTCCGAGGAGAGTAAGCTGTCTTGGATATAAAGGTAGAAGTCACAAACAAAGGCTCATCTTGCAATAGCCTACGCATGGTCCTAATACCCTGTTGAAATTTATTCTGAAAGATACTAGCAGCTTGCTCGTTAGATCTAAACATCATCAGATACATTTGTGCACCATCGATAATGACATCTTTAAATCTATCGGGGATAATGCAGACATCTGTAGCATTAGTAAGTTCAGTGGGAAACTTCCAATACTTATATTCAATCTCATATGCTTGATCAGGTATTGGTGTTACACCAAACTTAAGATCTTGTGTCTGATAAACAAAATAAGGTGTAGTCCTACCACCCGCACCGGAAGTATCCTCTTCAGGTCTGTATCTTGAAAGATACAAGTTATAGGTTATAGGCTCTAACTTAAATGGTAAGTTATCTGTAGCTGTTAGCTTCTTAAGATAAAAACTATCCCAATCTACACTCGATGCATCTGCAGGTAAACTGTAAACACCTGTACCTATAGTACATGTTTGTATTTCAGTCTCTAGCGTAAAAGGCCATTCTTGAGCATCATGCAATATCTCACGAATAGCGATATTAACTGCATCTTTTGCCAAGGCTTGTATATTTCCTGCAGTAGGAAATTCTGTCTCATCCATAGTTACTTCGTTAATACGCCGAAGTAATTCATTTGCTAATGATAGGTATGTAGCCATGGTTTAGATAATAAAAGGGGGCAATGCCCGAAGACACTGCCCCTGTCAGACTAGCTATTAAGCCAATTGATCACGATCTACATCAACGGGACCAACACGATCTGCAACGCTGCATACAACTGCCCACACACGGATACGTCCAGCAGAGATAGCCGTAGTAGAAGTTGCAATCAGAACGTCAAGCGTGTCTGCTGATGCAAGAATAATAGGCTGGAATGCAGCAGCCTGCTGTGCATACGTACCAACTGCAGTAGCTGCAGCTAGCGTAGCACCATCAATGAAGTTGTCAGCATCAATGCCAGTAACACCGACATCGACAGTAACATCACCAGTGATAGCTGAAAGAACTTCATAACCAGCAGCAAGAATCACAGACTCTGCAGGGATGTCTAGAACTTCTAGAACATCAGTAGCTGCAAGAGCACTGCCTTTGGTGGTTGTAGCCGTAGCAAAGTTAAGCTCGTTTTCAATCACATAAGGCATATTACGAACGGAACGTGCAGGATGCGTACCTGCTTGGATTCCTGGGGATACGTCAACGGTAGCCATTTAAAAATTCCTTTCAGATGAACTTAAATAAGATATAGCACGTTTTAATGTTTCAACATCATCATCAAAATTGCCGAGGGCTATATTACATTTACTACAAAGCAGCCCTCTTACTTTACCTGTTTCATGACAGTGATCAATAAACATTTTCTCACGAGCAGCATTTTTGTTAGATTCAGAATCGCAAATAGCACATTTGTAATTCTGTTTTTCTAGCATGACATAATAGTCATCTACAGTTATGCCATAGGTTCTAACAATAAACGATTTCCATTTGATATGCTCTCTACAAGGTCTACACTGTCCCCTCATAGTTATGCCATTTTTGGCTTTAGAGTCACGCTCTAAATGAAATTGATCTGCTGGCTTAAACACCCCACATGAAGTGCAATGTCTGCCGTTTTCATGTGGGTGTCCTGGGTAAAGTTTTAATGTGTCCATCAAAACATTATAACATAAAGCAATTAGGCTGCGTTATATTTAGCAGTTACAATTGCTTCGGGCCTCAAAATTTTCCTTCCGTACAGATGCATACCACGAACAATGTCAGCAAAACTGTCAGGATCACGATAGCTTTCAGTCTTGGTGATTTGCTGTGCAGTAGCAACAGCAGCTTCATGACCAGCTACAATAACACCGTAGTTGCTGTTCTGGTTAGCAGTACCCGTGGTGCCAGGACCAGTACCAATCTTGGGAAGGTTGTTAGAAACATAAACACGGAAACCGTGGAGGTTGTTAATAACAAGACCATTCTGAAGACCAGAACCACCGAAGTCACTGTTGAGCAAACGGCTGTCTTCGTCTTTAAGGATTTCAATAAAGACGGGATCGACAACCAACCAACGACCAGACGTATCAACAAACTGCTGATCCATCAAGCGTGACATACGTGCAATAACCATTAAAGGCGATGCAGTAGCACTGGGAAGCGAAGATGCGCCAGGAAGACGGGCAGCGAGAGGAATGGAATGATCACCTGCAGATGCAGTAGTGATGTTACCAAAGTCACCCTTCTTAAGCTTCATCGAAGAAAGCAGTTCATCCGAACCTGCAGTAGAGACTGCCTTAGTGCCGGGAGCAGTAGTACGTGCAGTATCAGCGTTAACATGTTTTGCAGACTGATAGAAGCCAGAGAGATAGCCAAGAACGTCTTGGTCATACTGGTCACGCAAGCGATAAGCTGCACGATCAGATGCCATTGCCATGAAGTTTACGTGGCTGTGAGCTGCTTCGATGTCATCAATCTTAAATGCAAAGTAGTTTGCTTGATCAACGACAAGCGTGAAGTCTTCGTCATCAAGATCTTGTGCCGTGATTTGAGTGCCACGAGCATAAGACTGAACAGAAACTTCAGGTTCTTTGATGATCTTAACCGAGTCGCCCATGTTAGCGATCTCACCAAAGTAGTCGCTGTTAGTGATGTCTTCTACGGTTGAAGATTTACGGAATGCAAGCTGTACTTGCTTGCTGTAGATTACGGGAGAAAAATTGCCATTTGGCAGATTGCCGTAGCCTGCGGCTTTTGGAAAGGCCATGATTTATCCTCCTAAGATAAATGAATAAGAATATAAATACGCTTAAACATTCACTACAGAGGCTGATTTAACTAGGTGCAGTAGAACTACTGGGCTAGTAAATGTTCAGGTAAGTCTGATAGTCTATTGTTTTGCGGTTAGATCAGCTATTAAAAATTAAGCTGAATAAAACTTTCTTATGTGTTGCCATTTGTATGTGTGGTTGGCCTTGCAAGTAGCGGCACACTAAATGTGTACACACAAGAAAGTCAGGTGCTCTTGTTATATGTAGCTATTATAAATTTGTCAAGTTACCCAGCTTACTATCGTGCGTGAAGTACTTACTATCGTGCGTGACCTGTCTTGTCATACACAAACTTACCTGCACGAATAGCTGCAATAATAGCTTCTTGGTTCTTCTCATACTCACGGGAAGACATCTTCTCTACCTGTGATTCATAGAACAATCCATCTTCCGATTCAAACTCGACACGAGCTTTATTAGTAGCCCTGACAGTACGTGCTGCAGCGATTGAATCATCTTTGTCTGACTGTCTGCTCCGTTTAGCAGTAATACCCTTGTCAGCTTTGTATAAGTCGATTGCTCTAGCTGCCGATATCGCATCACTCTCATTGTCGTACAACGCACTCTGCACCCAACGAGGTTGCTTTTCAACCCATTCATGGAACTCATCCTGGTCACGAATCCTGGCAAAGTCGGGATGCAGACGCATTAGTTCTGCTTCAGCTTTCTCTTTAGCAGTCTCTTCTGCCATTGCATTAATCTTTTGTAGCCGTGTTTCTAGTTCTTGTGATTGTTCACGTGCTTTCTTAATGGCAATTGTTTCTACAATCCTGGCTACGTCTGGGTACTCATTAGCCCATGCTTCTAGCTCTTCTTCAGTCTTAGGTAGATTAATACCTTGCTTTGCTGTAGTTTCTAGTTGAGCTTTTAAATCATCAATCTGCTTTTGTAATTCAACCTGTTGCTTTTGTGAATGCCTACGCAAATCACCATATCGCTTTTTAAAACTACGCTCTTCTGCACTATCTGGTTCAGGTTCATTATCTGGATTATTATCTTGTGGATTATTCTCCATCAACTGTTTCAGCTCTTCCTCTTCTTCTTTAATACGTTCGTGATTTGCTGAGCGTTTAATAAAACCTGCTACTTTTACTTGTTGTACTTCTTGCTGTTGATCGGACATATATACCTCTTAAAGTGGGGGCTGTCTCATCAGGTGGCCCATGATGAAGGGTTATTGTTGTTGAAAGCTACACCCTTCTATAGCTAACTATCTATTATATCATCCTCCACCAGGAACAGTCAATGCTCGTGTCATTACTGTTGGTGCATAATACTGTATTGCTTTAGAAACATCTAAACCTTTTAATGAAGCGTTTAATGCGACATTAGATAACATCTTTGTAGCCACACCAATACGTTGTAGATTTTGTTTATCCATTGTTCCAGATAAAGTCTTCATAGCATTTGTAGCTGCTATTTCAGATACACCAGATGTTATTAAAGACTGTCCAAAGTTTTTAATGATGTCAGAAAAATCCCCACCTTGTATGGCAGTGTTTATACCACTCGATATTGAACTAGAAAAAGTAGAAGCTATTTGCTTAGCGGATAAATTAGTAGCTTGAGATAATGAATTGACAGTCTCAGGTCCAAGTACTGCATTGGTAATGTCCATTGCATTAGCACCAATACCACCAGACACAGCACCAGTAATCATTGCTTTTCCTACATTACCCCCAGTAGCTGCAGCGGTAATGCCACTAACCGTAGCACCTATAACTGCACTACCTAGCGTAGCTGCACCTACTGCTCCTGCACCTAGTATTGCTTCTCCAATAGCTACAGATGCCCCACCTGTAAATGGAGCAAGGGCAAAGGCAGCACCCATTGCTATAGGCATAGCCAATTCTGCATCGGGATGTGCGCCTTTGTAAAAACTTGCTTTGCCTACAGGTACTAACTTATCTTGTACTACTTGATAAGCTTGTGCCATTCTTTCTCTGTTATCACCCCCCGTCTTACCGCCTACTTGAAATAATACATTGCCAGATTTGATATCTTCAAGGGACACTTCAGTTACGGGTACTTCTTTCGGATTACCAGAGGCATCACGTTTATACGTCTTAACAAATGTTGATTCGTGGTCAAATATAGATTTACCGTCTGGTGCACGAGGGAATGCATCGGCTATGTAATCGCCTGCATTTTTGTTACGGGTAAATTCAACACCATCATTATCTAATTCTTTTACAGTTCCAAACTCAGTTAAGTTAGCAAAAGGATTGTCATATACCTGCCCTTGTCCCCACGCTCTGCCTTTAGCTTGATTTTCAGCAGTAAACTGCTTTGCATTCTTTTCAGCAAGATCTATTAAATACTTTTCTTTACTTATATCCGTATCTAAATCTTTATACGCATCTGGTATTGGTTGTGTAGTTTTTGTTAAATCTGTAGTTGTAGCAGGAGTACTTGTGGATTCTTTAGTTTCTCTTCCTATGCCTAAAGAGGAGGTAACTGTTTGCTGTGCCTCTTCTGGCTTACGAAATACACCACCAAAACTCTTTACTTTAGTACTCTTCTGAAATCCTTCAGGTATTGCAGCCTGTGTTTGATCACCAAACGTAGGCATAAAGATATCTTTCTCTCCTTCTTTACTGTAACGCTCTACAGAGAAAGGTACAGCAAAAGGATTGGGTTTAGGGGGAACAGCACCACCTACGGCTAATTTAAGCTGTTCCCCTTTAGGCTTTTTTACTTCTTCATCCTCGCCTTCACTTTCGCTTTCAATTTCATCCAGGATGTCATCAAGCTCTGTTTCAAATTCTCCAGTATCTTCTTCAGTTGCCTCATCTGCATTCCCCATTTGTCCCATAGATTCCATCTTAGCTAAACCTTCTTTAGCTGCCTGACGTAACTCCATGAGCTTTTGTAATCCAATGAAGCGCACTACATCAGCAGGAAATACGAACTCCCCTTCACTGAGTTGTGCAGGAATATCATCCCGTACTTCTTTCTTTAGTGACCCTGTAGGTACTTCATTACCACTTTTTTTGTCTACAGTACCACCTTCTTGAAGAAGCCCTCCATCTTCAAATAACCTCTTCATTTGTCGTTTAGCTTTACTCTTGGGCATTGATTTCATCTCTTAGCCTTTTCATCTTCATAAGAGCATCCAATGCTCCTTGTGCCTTATACAGATCTATAGGATCTTTAGACTGCTCTAGAATCTTGTAATAGCTCCTTGCCTTAATTTCTAATATGCCTGTAAATGCTTCCCATACGATGTGGGTATTAAATACACTCTTAAGCCTATTGAGGTGCTGGTGTTGGTGCTGCTGGTCTTGGTTGTTGGACATTACCTGTAAATCCTTGTTCTCCAGGGACAGGTGCTTGTCCTATCCCAATATTGCCACCCCCTGTACCTGCTGTATCTGCTACACCAGGAACTCCTCCAGGTGGTGCAGCAGCAGGTTGTTGTGGCTGTTGTGCTGCCATTAATGCAGCTTGTAATGCTGCTTCTTCCATATTGTTAGTTACTTTGTCTGGATCAAGATCCATAGACTTAGCAATCTCACGAATAATGTACTGGAACTTAGTGAAAGGCATCAATGCAGGTGAGCTACCGATCTGTAAGAACTGCATCAAGCGTTGGCTACGTACTTCATTAGCCATTAAACTTTCAGTACCACGTGCTTTAACTTCTAGATCCCCACGAATCTCTGGATCAAAGTCAAACTGCATGTTGAAGTTAAAGAATGCTTCACCTAGTGGACGAAGTAAATAATCATCTACATTCTTTATAACAGTTTTAATAGTACCAGATGCTGCATTCATAAGCATACTAATACCACTTGCAGTACGTCCTACACCTGCCACACCCGTTTGACCATGGGAGAATGAAGGAATACCTGTAGCTTCATCTGCAAGTACACGTGCCTTGTCAAACATCTGCATGTTTTCATTAGACACATTAGGGAACTTAGTGCCAAAGATAGCTTGTCCTGGTGCCCCACCCTGTCTACGAAATATCTTACCTGGGTATATTTGTAAGTCTTGTCCCGGTACTAAGTTAGTCTCATCAACTTCAAATACTAAATTACCCGATAATACACCATTATCAACTGCCATACGCATAAAGCCATTCATAAGCATCTGCGTATCTTCCATATTCTCTGCTACACCAATACCAAACATAGAATAAGGATTGAGTTCATACGGAGATACATGGTATGGAATCTTGGCAGGTTTAAATGGATTAAGAACCATGCGAATAATTCTGCCATTAGCTATCCATATGTTAGCTTGTAGTTCTTCTACACCATCAAACTCACGTGGGATCTTAACTCCGTTCTCTTTAAGGAGTTCACTCTCAATAGCTCCCCAAAACTCCAGTACTTCAAAGCGAGCAACACCAGTATCGGTGCGATAATCCCGTAGATCA